ACTCATGCCGACATCGCCGGGATTTGTTACTTGGCATTCCGATGCCACTACCTTGCTTGCGACTCCCCTTCCTTCGCTGGCTACGGGATGGGTTCCCGGTATTTCGGTTATTGCACCACCAGCAACGGGGACTCCAACGGTTGCCAATGCCGGACAGACTGCAACCTTCGGGGTTACGGATGCGGTGATGAAGTCTGATTTCACGTTGGTTCCTGGAGGGGCTTACACTCAGCCTCAGGTATTCACTACCACTGGAAGCAATGGCTCTGTCACAAATGGAGTTGTAAGCCTTACCGTTACTGGAAATACAACCATTGCAAAAGGAGATACGATTGTTGTGTATGAAACAACCGTTCCTGAGTTTAGTGCCATTTCTGGACAGTCGTTTGAAGTGTTAAGTGCCACGACTACAAACATTTCGTTTATCGCTCCCGTTGGTAATTTGGCAAGCCTTGGGGGTGGGTTGCAAATTGAGTTCGGAGGCAGGTTTAGCGTAGGCGGTGGGTTCATCCATCAACCCGCTCCGCCTTGGGGTGTTTACTTCCAGCGCAGATTATGGGTTCCGTTTTACTACACTCCTGCTGGCACGTTTAGCTCGCCTACCTACACGGATAGGAAGATCACCGATGAGATTTCCGTTTCGGACATTTTAGACAGCCATACGTTTGACCAGATTGTCAATCAGTTCAGAATAACGGGTGGAACGGCAGATTACCTTGTAGCAATGCAGGGATTCTACGATGATAAGCTCGTTGTCTTGAATCGGAATAGCTTGCACCTGATAAGCGGAACGGCTGGCAGCTTGACTGACACGAAAGTCACACAGTTGACCGATGAGGTTGGGTGTCTGGCAAAGGATAGCGTTGTGATGAAGGGCAACGCCATGTTTTTTCTGTCGGATGACGGGGTTTATGCCGTCGAGTTCCTGAATGATTACAACCTTCGGGGCGCGGATGAGCCGATTTCTAAGAATATCCAGCCATACATTGACCGGATTAACAAGAATCTTGCAAGCGAAGCGGTTGGAGTGCTGTTCAACAACCGATATTACCTTGCCGTGGCCTTGGATACCATTGCTGGGGCTAACAATGCCATCGGAAACAACACAATTTTGGTGTTCAACTTCCTGAACAAAGGATGGGAGTCGATTGATACCTTCGGAGCAAGTGATTTCATCATCAAAAACCTGATTGTCGGCAGCGCATCGGAGCGTAATAACCTTTATGCGGTCACTTCTTTGGGCGGATTGCACGAATTGGAAGCTGCGGAGACTGCAAATGACGATCTTGTTTCCTTGGGAGCGACAATCAACACTCCGATTAACGCCTCTTTGACAACCAGGGGCTATGCCTTAGGCAATCTTGACCGTAAACGCTTTACTGACGGACAACTCACCATGCAATGCGTGGATGGAGGGCTTGGTGAGTATGCGATTTCCTTTGCGGCGGAAGATCCTGACAACAATCAGAGTATTGGAACAACAACGGACTTCCTCGGAGGGACTGTTCTTGGCACGGGGACAAGCAACGAGGACGAGACGGGTAATATCCGCTTCCGTCTTGGTGGTATCCGTGGCTATGTGGGAAGCCTAACCTTGACACGGACAATCGGTTCCCCTAAGATCACTTCGATTAAGGTCACGGGTTCCGTGACAAACAGACAAATCATTTCCCAGTTCTAATATGGCCGGAGTCGTAGAAACAACCAAGACATTTGCAACCAACGAGGTTATCACAAGCACGATGATGAATAACATCATCGACGAAACCTCTTTCACTGAGGATGCACTTGCCAATTCAACGCTTGCATTGACCGCTGGCAAGATGAAGGTTGCAACGAACGGGATTACGGCTAACGAGTTGGCTGTCGATGCGGTTACAACCACCGCCATTGCAAACAACGCAATCACCACGGCAAAGATTACGGATGCTAACGTGACTACTGCAAAAATTGCGGATTCCGCCGTGACAACTGCAAAGATTCTTGATGCTAACGTAACTACCGCAAAGATTGCAGATGCTTCAATTACTCCTGCTAAACTTAATGGCGCACAAGCTGGTTCTGACCCTATTTATGGAACTAGAGCATTTGCTAGGGTTGCATCAAATGGAACCGCGACAAGAAATGTTGGATTTGCAACAATTTCCAGAACCGGAAGCGGAACCTATAGTTTAGTTTTAACTAACACTCCTTCTTCTGATCCAATTATTACGGCAACAACGCATACCGGAAGTCAAAATAATAATGTTGATGTGCAAATAAATACATCAACGTCATTCACAGTAAGAACAGGAGCACCAAATAGTCCTTCTGATTCTTCTTTTTCTGTTATGGTCATTTACTAAATGAACCCACACCTAGCAACCGCGTTTAACCTTTATGAATCAAACAACATTGACCTACAAAGCCTTATCGGGTGGCACTTATCTTACGGTGTTGTTCTTTCAACTCCAAAGGTTTTTGCGTTGTGCTTTCACTCGCACAGTGAAGAACCTGACAAGGCAGTTGCTTTCGAGCATTCAGACACGCTTTTCGTTACCATGTGCTGCGGCGATATGCTCAGTGGACTACGCCCTCTCAAAGATGATTACGAATACATCTCATTCCGCCGTGACTTCAAGGGATCGAGCCGGACGCGCTTGCTAGGCATGGAAGCCTTTTACTCTAAACTACGATAATACTATGGGATCAAAACCTAAATCAGTCCGCGCACCGGAAATGGACATTGCCGGAGACATCCAGAAATACGTTTCCGGTATGTCGGCCTCGCTGCCTCAGATATTGTCGCAGGAGCAACAGTTTCGTCCGCAGTTCCAAGGGCTGAACCTTGGAGACATTCAGGCTTTCCTCAGTGGAGCAGGGGGACAACAAGGAATCTTTGGTCTTAGCAACCAAGCAGCGCAACAGGCTGGCATGGGGCTAGGTGAGGCAAGGGGGGCAGAACTCGGTCAGATGACCGGACAAGCAGGTCTTACCCGTGGACTGATGCAAGCATTGTCACCAGAACAGGCGGGTGTCGTGCAAGGCTTTGATGAAGAAGCACAGAGGGCATTAGCAGCCTCTCAAAGAATCAGCCCAGAAGAACAACGCGGATACCAACAGACAGCGCGTGAAGCTGCTTCTGCGGCTGGCCGTCTTGGTGGAAACGCCGCTATTGCACAAGAAATTATGGGACGTGAAGATATGTTTGCTCGTAAACGTGCCGAGGCTGCACAGGCGGGGCAGAACGCCTACAATGTGGCAGAGAGGTTCTACACTCAACCTGGTCTCAGTCTTCTGAGTTCCGCCCCATTGTCGTATCAGCAAGGGCAGCAGTTTATCAACACCGGACTTGGCGCGATTGGATCGGGAACTCCTCAGTTGTTTGATACCTCCGTAGGACTTAACCTTGGTGCGGCACAACGGGCTAACCAACTTGCGGCTGCTACGGCTAACGCACAGGCTAAGGCTTCTCGTAGTGCTGGATTCATGGGTGCGCTTGGAAGTATCGGCGGTGCGCTTTTGACAGCCCCGATGACTGGCGGGGCTTCCCTTGGTGGTCTTGCGCTTGGCAAAGCAGGAAAATTATTCGGTTAAACTTAAAAATATGGCGACTTACGGAAGAGGACAGATGCTAGGTTCGGGGATCAGCCCTGAGTCATTCAAGCTGGATTACAGCGGGATGGCTAATGCTGCTGCTACGCAAGCACAGGGTGTGGCTAACCTTGGGGCGAGTATTGGCGGGGCGATTAGTGAAGTTGGGGATTATTTCAAGAAGCAAGCCGAAGATGAAAAGAAGGTTCAGAAATCTTTAAGCGTAGCCAAAGCCATTGGTGATTTGATTCCTGGACTCCAGCCAACAATCCAAGGTTCTTTGAATATTCTGAATGATAAAGAGATTCCACTTAGTCAAAGGACTGCGGAGGCAGACGCTATTGCTGACATTCTCAATCTTGGTATCAATGAGGTTCGCAACCGTCAAAACCAAGAATTTCAGCAAACCAGCTTAGAGCAAGATGCTGCATACAAAAAAGCACAACTTGAGATTGCACAACAAAACGCTAACTCAAGAGCGCAATCAGCAATGGCAGCGGGAAATGCACCCCCTCCAACAGAGGATGTGCCACTTGGCGATGGCAGTACAAAAAGAATGCAATGGAATAGCGGGACTCAATCTTATATTCCAATTCAAGTTTCTGGATTAGACGGCGCAAATCAAGCTGTGAAAGGTGACGATCTTATTGGTCTTGTTAAGGGATTTGAAGGATTCAACCCAAGAGCATACAATGACTATAAACAGATAAGCATTGGATATGGAACAAAAGGTAAAGAGGGCGAAGTTCTAAATGAAGAACAAGCAACTGAAAGGCTAAAGTCTGAATTGTCTGGACACGCTGAAAGAATTGCAAAAGCAGCCGAATTAAAAGGAATTGCATTGAATCAAAATCAATTCAATGCGCTAACTTCATTTGATTACAACACAGGAAGAGGTGCAAATCTTATTGAACGTTTTGGAGATAATCCACAACAACTAGCCTCTAAAATTCTTGAATACACCAAGGCGGGAGGCGAGGATCTTCCTGGATTAGTTAAACGCAGGCAAATTGAAGCAGCTTTATTTCTTGCTCCAGAACAACAAGCAGCAGAAGCTCCACAACCTACATCTCAAAATCAAGGTGGGATTGGATTCACTCCTGCAAAAGTAGAACCACCAGTAAAAACATCTAGAATTGTAACTGGAGAAGAAGCCCAAAAGGAAGGTGGCGATCCAGACAAGAAATACATTATTGAGCAAGTTGGTGGCGAAACAACAGGTATTCAACTTGTGCCACCAGACATTACTCCTGCTGAACAAAGAGCAAGGCAAGAGATTGAAGGTGAGAAAGCCAAAACCCAAAGAGCAGGGGAGATTGTTGTCAAATCTATTAATAAGTTCATTGATAAAGAAGGTAATTACAATGAATCATTAAATAGGGCAGTTGGATATGGTGAGGAACTTGCTACGGGAGTTGCTAAAGCAATTCCATTTCTTGGAACGCAATCACCAAAAGACAGAGCCAATCAGAAAGATTTAGCAATACTTGTTGAAAAAGGTATTTTAGAAGCCGCATCGCTATTGAAACCAGTCAGTAACGTTGATTTGCTGTTGCTGAAAGCTAATAGGCCTCAAATATCAGATCCGCCAGAACTTTGGGCAGGTTGGCTTAAGGATGTAAGGGATATTCTTGGTAATCCTAATTCTTATGCGGAATCTGGAAATAATTCTGATACTAAAAAGCCACTGACTTTGGAAGAACAACTTGATTCAATGATTAAGGGAAACCAATAGAATGACCCCAGAAGAAAAAAAAGCAAAGATCAATGAAATTGCTCCTACTGTAATAAGAAATGTCGCTAGTTCCATTGAGCAGAACTTTGCTGGATTTCAAAAGGCGCAAGAAGATTATCGTAGCCAACTTCCCGTTGGTGATCCTCGATTGCTTGAACCTGCGTTAATCCCTGCTGACTTCCTCACCAAGGAAGGCATGAAGCAGCGTGGATTGCTTGATGCGAACGAAAAGGCAACTCCACTTGCTAGGGATTACCTTAACATGGAGAAGTTGGGCTTTATGAAAGCTGGGCAGCTAACCGAAAAGGGCAAGGCTTACATTGCTGATCCAGATGAGTTACTTCCTGTCAATGAGGTGAATCCACTTGGTTTCATTATTAATGATTTCCCTAAAAACAAAGATGGAACGTATTCCGATCCTAACATTGAAAGCAAATATCAACAATTCAAAATTAGAAAAAATGAAGGATTGGACAAACAAGAGGGAGGTAATGTTTTCAATCAACTTTGGCAGGGAATAGCTGGTCTTGGTCGTGGAATTAGAAACCTTAGCCCTGATCCCGTTCGTAATCTTACTGGTAAACCAGCAACTAAAGAAGAACGCATAACAAAATTAGGCGCGGCTGTATCTGGTGCTGCAAACATAATGGCGGATACTGCCGTTAAGACTTACGCATTTGCTGATAAGTTAGCTGGCGCACCAATCGACACTGAGGATGAAAGCGATCGTAATGCTTTTTCAGTTGCAACAAGAGTAAAGGTAAACAGACTTGCGACAGAGCCAGAAGCTTTGGATGCAATCACTGGAACAAGCGTTATGGCAGATGCCTACGTTAAAACGCTTGAAAGCTACAAAGAACGATTTGGCGAAGCAGGAGAAAATAAGCTTCAACAAGAGCTTATTGACATAAAAGATGTTGGCAAGGTTGTTGGAGACCCATTAAATGTGGTGCTTGGGCTTGCATCGGGCGGAGCAACAGTTTTAGCGAATACGTTAAAAGTTGCAAGAACAAGCAAAGCTGTCGGGGTAATAGCATCCACATCACCTAGAATTCAAAGATTTGAAGAAGCAATCTCTGTTGTTTCAAAGCAACTTGACGAGGCAACAACACTAAATCAAACGCTTGTTAAGCAACTAGATGACGCTGTAAAAACTGGGCAAACGGACATAGTTGCAAAGCTGACTCCAGCAGTAGCTAACAGCACAAAGGTGGTCGATGATCTTACTAGCAGCGCAACCAAGCTGCAAGAAGGTCTCGCGGTAAACACAGTCGAAAGGACAAAAGCACTTGCCGAGCTTGCAGAAAAATCAAAACCACTTGATTTATCAAGAAAGGCAACCGCTGCCACTGTAAAAGGCGTTGAAATTGCTGCTGAAAAATTAGGAAACGCTGCGGCTTTTACGAATAGAGGGCTTAGAGCGATAGAAGGAGTTATCGGGCGTTATCGAACAGGTCAAATAGCTACTGGTTTTTTTGTCGCAAGCAATCCTGCTGCACAGGCTGCTCTTGCTACTTGGGTTTCTGCTAGAATAGGACTAGCCGTAGCTCCAAAAATCCTCCGCAAGACCGCAAGGTTTGCAAATGTGGTTACTGATGAGCTTGTCCAGATGAAGAACTCCACTCCGTTCTGGCGCAGAGTTGCCGCTAACGAGAACATTGGCGGGATCGGCAAGGCAATGGCTACAACCTTGGACTACGCCTCTCCTGCTGCACGTTTTGGAGTTGGAAGCGTAAAGCAGGGAGCAAAGCTCGCCCCGGCTCTTGCTGTTTACGAGGCAATTAACAACGGTGGGTTAGATGACGAGGCCATGAAGCGCGTTGGTGCTAACGCCTTGGTTTTTGGCGCATTTGCAAGGGTTGTTGGTGGCGGCAAGCAAGACCTTGCTAAAAGGCAATCTGGTGACTTCTACAATTACCGCAGCAAACAGCAAAAGCTAGGAGAGGACAAGCTGGCGGCTTTTGACGCTATTCCAGACCAACCCTTGAAGCAATTCATATCTACTTACGATTCTGCGTATCCTAACACTTGGAATTGGGAGTTTACAAGAGAAGGCAATAGCTTGTTTGATCCAGCATCCAAAACCATTACGGTAAACGTAAATGACAAGTCTGGCTTTATTCGCGCATTGACCGCCCATGAAACACTTCACTCGTTGACGTTTAAGCACGGGATGGATGATTCGATTACGTCTATAATGCTTGGAGATGAGACAAGACCTGGGCTAGTTCGTGACATAAATGGGAATCTGGATAAGGACTTCAAGCAGTTTTACGATACCTACAACGAAAGGCTGGACGCGCAAGGACTCCCAAGAATCGGGATTGAAGATGCGGCTGTTGAGTTCTTCACAGATAATGGAACGGCAGCTTTGTTTGATG